ATATCTAACGGTTCTTTTTCGTTATACGATTTGGTTTCTAAATCCCAAACGAATATGCCAGTAGCAAAAGAAGCATCGTCTTTAAATGTTGCTTCTAACATTCGTTTGTTGTTTTGAATATTTTCATTTCTTAATGAACCACCGCAAAGATTCATTCTTTTATTGAATTTCTCCAATGAAATCAACTACGACACTTCCTTTCTACAATTTTTTTAACAAAATGATTTTCTTTTTTTATAACCTGTATTCCAAGATTCACTAATTTCTCCGTTTGAAAAGCCACCCCAAGCATAACGACTAATCAGCGTTTCGTTTTCAGCTAAAAAACGAGTATGCATAGCCATTAAAGAGTTAAGAAAATTCGCAGGAGAAAAAGCATTGAAGTCTACTGAACTTAAACTTGCTTTTAATACAGAAGGAACTCTAATACAATTAGAATCGATATATTCTAAAACAGCATAATTACTTAAAATATCTATTTCTTCTATAGACAATTCTTCATTAAAACGTTCAAGTTTATCATTTCTATTATTTAAATTCTTTCTACAAACATGAAATCTTGCAATAGCTGGAACGAGATAATCATGCAACAAATCTTTTACTTCATCCACAGTCATAATTGGAATATCATAACTTTGAAACTTCGGTAAAACATTTTCATATATTCTTTCATAAGAAGTAGGCATGATTAACACACCTCCCCTTTTATCCTTGTTATTCAAGGAAGGAAAGTAAATCTAAACCAAGCTGTTTTTCTAATGTTCTAATTACATAAACATCAGAAATATCACCGTTAGCAATTAGGGTTTTAATTTTATTGTAAACAGTTAATTTCATACTGCTTGGCATTTCTTTAATAGCCGCACAAACTTTAGCTAAATTATTTTTACTGTAACTATCTTTATTCATTACAGTTTCGTATTTAGCGTATGTACCTTTTAAACCAAGCTTATCAATTACTCTTTCGTCCATCGGTTTCAACCAAAGTTCTTTAAAGTAAGTTTTATATCCTCTCCACAGATTTTTAATAACTGCAAAGGACATCACTTCTTCATCGTCAACTTTTTTCCAAGAATACATATCTCCAGTAGTGCTATCTTTATAGCTAACATTAGAAATTAAAGATTTTACAACAATTTCATCAGAATCCTCTAATGGAACAACTTTTTTAGAACTTTCCTGTTTTTCTACATTTTCTTCTTTTACACTTTCATTAGAAACAGCAGAAGTCATAACTTCATCAGAAACAACTTCTGCTGTGCTTTTAGTTTTGCCTTTAGCCATAACTAAATCCGCCTTTCTTACGCAATTCAAACTTATAGTAAATTACAGATTATGCAAATCTAAACATACCAAAGTATGCAGGTAACAGCATACCCATACCCATACAGGTCTGAATCTGAACATCTACAGACATATCATTATATTTCTTACCAGTAGTGTCCATATCGGAACGAGTATCACCTACAAATTCAAGTTTAATAGGTTTAGAATCGCCACCCATAACGAAAATCATATTATCGTCTAAAGCAAGTTCAAAAGTACCAGATTTTAAGGTCTGTGGGATAATCATCAGTTTGTGACCTTCCCAATCACCAATAGAACCAGTATTAGCTTTTGCTTCTCTCTGAGAATTTGCAAACATTTTGTCTGGAATGATACCAGCAACTTTACGCAAAGCACCTCTTGTACCTGCCAGAGTCAGTTCACTATAACCACCAGCAGCCATAACTTTATCACATAAAGCACCTAAAGCTTCTTCGTCATTACCATTAGCTACAAAGTCCTGTGGAACAGCGTCTGCAACATTCTGGAACTGAGCATACAGTCTGTCTTGAATGAATTTGTTAACAGATTTATGGATTTTATCCATCATTTTCTCTAATGGAGTAATACCTAACAAGAAACGTTCAAGTTCTTCATATACATGGATGTAGAACCATTCTCTTGGTAAGGTAATTTCTGCGCCCATTTCAAATGCCTGTCTATTGGTGTCCCAATGGTTGCCAGCAAAAGTAGCTACAGACAGTAAACCACCTTCGGAATAGAAAGCAGATTTGTCGCCCAATGCACGATTTTTAACTTCTACGAAAGCTTCAATGAAAGCAGAATTTAATACGTTTTCGCTAATGGAAGTATTTACGATTTCTTCCATAATTTCAAACATTACTAAGTTGTTACGTCTGAAAGCCTGATACATAGTCATGCCTTTCAGATAGTCTTTATTGATGGTGTCACGCAGGTGTTTTTCTAAGTCTCTAACAGTCAGTTTTTCTTCATCGATGTGACGAGAATATTCACCTCTTGCTAAATCCAGAGTTAAGTCGTAAACCTGCATATCATTTGCACTAAAATTAGTAATAGCCATAACTTTTACCTCCTATCTCTTATTTAGCCAAAGAATTAACTTTTACTTCGTAAATTTCTTTCTGAGAACCGTAAACGTGAGCTTTAGTAACCAAAGAATTGCTTACCATACGTTTTCTCATAATCTGAGCAGACATAACAGCTCCTTCGGTTTCAGAAGTAGAAGCAACTAATTTACCAGAAGCGTCAATAGTTGCATATACTGGGGTTGCAGTAAAGTCAGCAGTACCAGTAACAGTTTCACGAGAATCAGCAGTAAAACCTTCGATAGCAGTACCAAATTCATCAGTTACTTTCATAACATATGCTCTAAATGGTACACCAGCTTCAATAATAAAAATATCTCTACGCTGATTGGTAATGCGGCAGGTATCATAATCCCATGCAGGATTGTTAGCAACAACAACTTCTGCACCTTCTTTAGTACCTTTTACAAATTTATAGATGTTAGATTCACCTTCTGCTAAACCTTCTAAGTAGCCGAAAGTGCCATTCTCAACAGGTTCTTCGCATACAGCATCAAAAATACGTTCTGCAAAATGAACACTTCTCATATTCACAGACTCAAACACATTGTAAATAGCCATGTTGTTTTCCTCCTTAAAAAATCACATAAAAAAAGACCGCCTAAAGCAGTCAATGTAGTATTTAAAATTTATCTTTTATTTACTTTTTCTGATATTACCGTATTTGGTCTGAACAAACATATCGCCATTGTCAATATTTTCATCCATAATTCCAAGTACACCAGAATTGTTCTGTCTACTAAAATTGGTTTTATGTACTCTATTTTCTTTTACATAAAGCAGAGCGCATTTATTCTCAATTTCTTCAACAGACATTTCAGCTTTGTTAGCTTTAATAGCGGCAAATTCTTCGTTATTACCTAAATCTAAAGCATAATCAGAAATAATAGCATCTTTACGAGCATTTAATTCAATTTCAGCTTTTTCTTCTTCTGCTTTAACATAAGCATCATATTTAGGTTTCATTTCTTCAAAATCTGCTTTCACAGTTGCGTAATTAGTCTGTGCTGTTTCCAATTCATTTCTAACACCTTCAAGTTCGCCTTGAATTGTTGCATAATTAGTTTCAGCAGTAACCTTTTCTTCTTCTGCGGTAGAGAGTTTTGCATTTACTTCATCTACTTTTTCAAAAGCTAACTGTTCAATTTCAGCAATGTGCTTACCGAAATCAAAACTACCTTCTGGAACTTCTGTTCCTTCTTCGTAGTTTACATACTGGATTTTCTTTCTATTGCCATTAGTAAAGTCAATTTCGGGTTTATCGCCATTGATAGTGAATGGGAAACCATAATGACAGTAATTGTTCTTTCTGTCTACAACAATCACTTCGTCATCTTGAATATCCTGCAAATAGAAGCGAGGACAAGTGCCACAACCCCACGCACTTTCCATAACTTCTTGCTGACTCACTAAATTGGAAATATCAGAGAAAAGTTCCATAACAGTCTGTCCAAAGTCTGTAGCTGGCATGATTCCAATACCTCCTTGATTAGATTTTTCATTCACCATCTTGGTGAAAAGATTTAAGTTTTCACACAATTCATTTTGCATTTCTTTTACAAAATCTGTCATTGTGAATTGAACTTCAACAGTAGAGTTCATCATAGCTGGTTCATAAGATTCTCCAAGAATACAAGCAGCTCTAAAAGAAAATCGTGTAAAATGGAATATACCATCTTCATCTTCATAACCGTCATAATCTTCTAAGTCTTTGTCTTGTAATTCCATAGAATGATTTTTGATTATATCTCTATCCATAATAGAAGAACTATCTTCAAACATTCTCCACATTAAACCATCTACAACTAAAAATGTACGTTCAACTCCATCGTCACATACACGTTGTTCGTAATGAGCATTATTATCTGCGGAACTCATTACAACACCGTATGCTGAACCAACATATTTTTTATAAACGCCATTTTCATTTTTTGACAAAATATAATGATGGTCTGAAAAATCTTTCTCACCTAACGAGTCAGCTTTAATAAAGCCCACAATAGGAATATAGCCAAGTGTAGGAATTGCTTCATCTACAACTTCTTTTTCAAATACACTACCATTAAAATTCTGCCCAAGGTGCATCAACCACACCTTAACTTTAATAAATCTTTTATCTTCAACTGCATATTCTTCTGATGTTTTTTCAAACATAACAGGGTAAGATAATGCAGATTTTTTAATTTTAACATCTGACATTGTTATCACCCCTATCTGTCATTCTTTTCATTATCAGCAGTCTTTTGACCTTCTTCTGATAGAGTTTTGCCCTTGTCAGCATTTGTTGGTCTACCAGACTCACTACTGGTTGTTTCGACTGTGTTTCCGTTATATGAAGATGATAATGGAATGAAATTATTATGATAATCGAATACATCTTTATGAAGAATATAAGAACCTAATACACATGAAGGAGTCATATCTAAAGTGGCAAGCCATTTATCAATAACTGTTGCCCCTAATGTGCAAGCTTCTTTATATCGTTTTGACACCGTATCTCTATTGAAAATAGTGGTATCTAATAAATAGAATCTGAACTTATATCCTGTTTTATTAAATCTTCTTAGCTTAATATATCTGTTTGCCCAACGTTCTAATTGTCTGTAAACAAAATATATGAAACCAGAATCGTTCTCTACAGAAAATGTTACCGCAGTACCAGAAGATGAACCATTAAAATACTCCTTTGTTGCACCAGAAGAATTGTAAATTTCATCTATTGCGTCCGAAACATTATTACGAGTATTAGTAGAATCTTTAAAGCTAACAGCTTCACCATCAGCACCTAAAGTATGAATGATACCAATGTCGTCACTCATAGCTTCTCGGTTAATGTGAGCAAAAGCTAATAATGTTTTTGGAGTCAGCAAAGGTTTATCGATTGTAGTTTCATCAATAGGAACTTTAATCATAATCGCTTTATAGTTATCTGTTCTGGCAGACTGCAATTTTAATTTTTTATAAGTATCTAAGTCAAAAATATCTCTAATTAACCCGATAAGAATTGGGTAAGGATAAATCCATTGACTATTCATTTTTACACAAATTTGTTTATCTGCTGGTGGTAAATACCATCGTTGTCCTTTGTTTTCACAATAATCCATATATGCTTTTTGAACATAATCTGGATAAGCAGTTAATTGTTTTGGACTAATTGCAGGTAAATTGATTTTAAAGTTATACAATCCATCTTGAACTTGATATAACTCACATACTTGCAAATCCAATTTCTGAATAAAGAAATCAGAACTGCTTTCTACAACTAAGCCACAATATATATCTTGATATGGTAAATAACGTAAAATCTTAGCAAATTCATGTTTAAGATTCATATTTTCAAATCGTGCTGCTAATGTAGTATAAGACTTTTTAATTGTTTCAGCGTTAACATTTTCTTTTACATCGAATAAATCAATACCCCATTGGAATAAACCCATATTGGCATATAACATATTTAATCTATAGTAATGCGGTGACACCCTCATAAGATATTCAGAAGCCCTTAACAAAACACGCCATCCTATTTTGGGATTAGCTAAAGCACTATAAACATCTTCAATTTTAATTTCTCCCAAACAACCTGTATCTAATACATTCGTATTGGTACAAATATCTGAAACCATCAAACGTCTAAAAGTAGTTAAATCTACTTCTTCATTATTTTTTATAGCATTATTAAAAACATTTTCATCTTTTTCAAAATCTGATTTTGTATAGATAGGAATATATTTTACTTTCTTCTCTTTAGAAAGTTTTACTTTTGTAGCCATTTTTCATCCTCACCCCCTATCTGTTCTTAGTACATATTCGGTCTTTTATTAATTTTTCTAAACTGATTCACATAATCATTTATATCAAAATCGGTTTTAGGTTTACGCAATAATTCTCTTTCCAATTGACACTGAACCCAATAATTGTAAGCTAAAGAACTATATCTGTCTTTTCGCATCCCACTTTTTTCAGTGACTTTTACATTCGTACCTTTAATTTCATGTTCAAGACTAATTAATTCATATACCAACAATGTAGTTTGAATGAATGGTAATTTATACTGAACCTGTTCGAATGGCATCATTTTACTAAAACCTTTAATCTTTTCTTTTAATATTTCTTCTGCTTCAAATTCAGAAACTAAAAGATTGATTTTTCCATTTTGAAAACCTGTTCTAAGTAAAATACACGCTTCGGTATTAAATGTAGCATTAGCCTTAATAGACCAAATCACTTGTGGCGCATTTGGCACTTTACAACGTTCAGCCATAACTTTGTCATTACGGCAAGATAAAGCTGGATATACTTCACCTGTTTCTGGGTCAAACATATCTTGCATGATAGCATCAGCTACGCCAAGACCAATACCATTCGTATCTAAAACAAGGTCTGTACATTTATATCGTTTATATAATCTGCGAACAATTAATGCCAATTCTTCTGTTCTTAAACCTTCGAAGTTTTCTAAGTACACAATATTAGAAACATAGCTATCATTATTGGTGGGAATTGCACTATTAATAATAATAGAACTTGCGTCATTTTTATTTTTCTTAGAAGCCATAAGCGCAATATCGACCGATAATATACGCCTTTCATTGGTTACTAACTCTGGTATTCTAATACCTTTATCTATATCTATTAATGCTGGTGGATAAAATGGTGTTTTTAATTTTCTTCTTTGCGATATATCGTCAAATGAGAAGAAAGCACCATCAGTATCACCATAAAATAGACAACCCATTTCAACAGTCCAAGTAACTTCATCAAAGTCATCTTCTGACATTTCATCTTCTACTTGTTCTCTTGAAAGTAATTTTTCAAATACTGAAATTTGATAAGGTAAACCGCAGATAAAATATTTCTTTGAATCATCTAAGAAATTCACTGTATATGCTTTAGCCTTGTCAAATGACCAGTGCGATTTAAGCCATGCAGAACTCATATAGATTTCTTTATTTCGTTCTGTTAAATGTTGATATTCTGGTTTACTTAAATACATAGGCTGACGTGGAGCAGTTAAATATTTTCTAAGTACCGTATCAATAATCTTTTTATCTACCATACGATACTCGTCACATACTAAAACATTTCCTCTAAAACCACGACCTGTATCTGATGCAGTAACTACTTTAATCCAAGAACCGTTTTTAAACGCAACGACAGCTTTATTAAGACCTACAGAAGTTTCTTTCATATCTATTTCACGTTTAAGATTTTCTGAACCCCATCCGTAGTTCTTAATTAAATCTTCCATAATTTTTTGAAGAACTTCATTGCCTTGTGTTCGAGTTGCTGATGCAACTACAATTTTAGTCTTAGGATATAGAATACATCGAACTACACAAAATACCGCAGTTAGATATGTCTTTCCTTGACCCCTTGCGGCAAGATACATTATGTAGTTGTTATGCATCATTGCAAAAATAAGAATCTTTTGAAATAGTCTTAAATTTATATTTAAATAATCCTTACAAAAACGATGTGGATTTTCTCTGTAAAAACCACACCATTTAGCAACACCTTGTAAAATCTTTTGAGATTTTTCTAAAGCAATTTCTTTTTCTGACTTCTTAGGTTTAGCCATCTAAATCACCTCCAAACAAAGCGTCAAACAATGCTTCTGAATCACCATCTTCTGCTTCGTATTCTGGTTTAGTAACAGAATATTTAGCCATGAAATCATCGTAAGCTTTACATGGTGCATTTTTAATACCCATCATTTTAGATAAATGACCCTTAAAGAATATATTGATATATTTACCAATACGGTCAACATCCTTAAAATCATCATCCATTTCTGGAATTGGCTCAGTATTTTCCCATTTGTCAATCAAAGTACCAAAAGTCTGTGTATCAGAAATTGTTTCACCTTTATTTTGTTTAGGTTGCAACTTAGCTGCTTCAAGTTGTTTTAGATAGGTGTGGTTTAAGTCTTTAGTATCTTCTCCTGCTCTATCAGCTTTTAATAAATCTAACTGAGTACGACAAAGACGTTTAAAAATTTCTTCTTGTGATTTTGTTTCACATTCATGTCGTGCAATCCAATCTTGGTATTGAGAATAAAGATAAGTATAATCTTCATTACTAAAACCTTTACCAAACATTTTAATTGCCGCTTTTATTTCATCATTATGTTTTTTATCATTATCAGTAACAATCAAAAAGTCCTTAGTGTCATCTTTTGATAAACGTTCCATAATTGTGTCATCGTATCTTTTTTCCATATAGGGATTGATAGCAGTTCGCTTTAGATACGAAGCAATTACAGAACCATTAGCACTATAAGAAGCATCTTCAATAGCTAAATCAAATACTACTTCTGTAAAATATACATCTAATAGCATACACATATGCTCTACAGCCATACGTTTAGGATTTACTGATTCCAATTTTTCATATTGTTTACAAAAATCGTTATATAATTTTTCAATACATTTTTTACAATAAGGCAGCTTGCCTTTCGCTTTGAATAGTTTACTGCTCGATGAAGTAAAGTCTTTAGTAGTCAAAGCTTTACCACAATGTACACAGCACACAACATCCTTGGTGACAAGTGCCTTTTCTGACCTTGGATAAGCCATTGGGAACACCGCCATTTCTTTACAATAAAAAAAAGACGCTGCAAAACGTCTAACAAATTATCTATTTCTAATTGGTGTGTAAATCACATCTGTTAACCCATCTTCATAGTCAAAAACAAATGATTTACACTGTCTTTTAGAATTATAACCCTTATCTGCACTCCATTTACTTCTTGCGCTAATGGTAGGAAGTCTTTGGATTCTAATATTGTTTTCTTCTAAAAGTAATTGTTCTGTATGTAAATGTTGTAGAAACACTTCTACGGTTTCAGCTTGCGACCAATACTGTCTTGCTTCGTCAGCGATTATAGCAGGTAATTTCGCTACTTTACCATCGTGGGCAAAACATAATAAAGTGTTTCCATACAACTGATATTTTCTTGCTTTTGGTGTGCTATCTACCCAGACATTATCATCATGTCTAAACCATGCTTCAATATATTTAGCCAATTTAAAACCTGTAACTTCATCATGGTTGCCCATAACATAAATTACTTTGACAAATGCTTGCTCTTTTAAAATATCAATAGCCTTAATAGTCATAGCGCACAATCTTTCATAAGCATCATAATAATGCAGATGATTGTCTTGTGGAGTACCTTTAGTGGTAGTACCACTTAAATTATCTCCATTCAACATATCTCCACCAATACAAAAGATTATTTCTTGAAAAGTATAATGAGCTGTTCTGGATAAAACATCTTCAATAACATGAAAGAATAGCTTTTCTGCAATATCACAATTGTATTCATTACCCGTAGTCAAAATAGAAGCCTGTAGATTTAAATGTAAATCTGCAATGTCTATTAACAATAGTTTATCACCATTTTTATAATCACTACGATAAGTTAATTCTGGTAAAGAATATTTTCTATCCAACCTGTCAAAGAAAGAACTAATCTTTTGTAAAGATAAATCTTTTTCTTCTATTGGCTTTATAGTAATATAACTTGCATACAAAGTACAAATTCCATCTTGTTTTGAAATAACTTGTCTAATCGTATTTCTTGCACTTACAATTTTCCAGAAATTAGGGTCAAAACCATGAGCTTGTAGAATATACTCTGGATTTTTAGACTGTTCTTCGTTCATAACAATTAATTTACTACTTGAATAAGAACCATCTTTATTAATCGAAGTTTCAGAATAAGACTTTAAATCCATAACAGCATCATTCTGTTTTTCTTTTTGTGATTTAAAATATTCAGCCACAAATGCACCGCCAAAAATTGATGCATTAGCTTTTCTTAAAGTTTCGGAAGAAACTGGTAAATGATATTGTTCGCAAATTTCATTCCAATCTAAATCAATCACATTGTTTTTCTTATCTTGAATAAGTTGAATACATTTTTCGTATTCTTCTGCGGTTAATCCAGACTTTGTAATTTCGTCTAAAAGATTCATTGATATCAGTCCCTTCACTAAAATTCAAATTATTGGAGCTTATGACCCGACTCGAACAGGCGACCTGCTGATTACAAATCAGCTGCACTACCAACTGTGCTACACAAGCAAATAAAAAACAGACGCAAGCATAAAAACCTGCGTCTGTAAGCGTATATCTTAAAACATACACCCCAATTACTGGAGGATATGGCGTGACTTGAACACGCATAAGGCAAATTAACAGTTTGCTGCCTAACCGTTAGGCTACATATCCATATAAACCCTACGCCCGAAGAACATTATATTAAATATAACTTGAACTTTTACCGAATCAGCAGAAAGATAGCTAATCAAACCACTTAAAACGTAAACTTGTCAAATAGAGTAGCACTGGCGCAGAAGGTAGGATTTGAACCCACGGTACGTTGCCGTATCATCAGTTTTCAAGACTGACTCCTTAAACCACTCGGACACTTCTGCGTATTTATCTTTTACAATCTTTCTTTGCTGTACTGGTGGGGATGGTGGGAGTTGAACCCACACGAAGTTTCCCCCAAGGGATTTTAAGTCCCTTGTGTCTGCCTATTCCACCACATCCCCAAATACAGGTGGAGGTGGGATTTGAACCCACGTTGTCCAACCAGCCTTAGTAATATAGGACGTTTTTCACTAAACTACATCCACCAGATTTGTTGTGGTCAATCTTTCAATCAACCACAACAACAGCAAAGAAAGGCGTGTAAAAAATATGAATGTAAAGAAAGATGGTTGTCTGGTGCTATTCCAGACAACCAAATATATATAAAACAGCATTTTCCAAGCAAACACAGTTCGCTTAGTAGCTAATGCTGACTTTATAACTATAAAATTTTTATTTTACAAGAAAGAATTTCCTACCCAACGTTTAGGTTTAGGAAAATCTTTTAAAAGTTTATCTTTGTAATATCGTGTAATAGTAGCTTTTAGTTTATATCTATCATTTGCAATTATCTCGGTTTGATTCAGATAATCAAAAGAATCACGCTCTGGAAGATAAGTACATTCAAAATTAATACCCTTATACAACTTAATACAAACATCAGTCTTTTTATCTGCGGTTGCCAGAAGTTGTCTAAATGCTTCTCCAAAAGCATCATATATTTTTTCAAGAACAGGAATGGTAATTCCTAATTCTTTAGCTACAATTCTTACGATTTGCTTTTTATCGTATGTAACTAATTTCTTAGATTTAATCACATATATTCACCCTTTACTTAAATTCACACTATCTTTAAAAGCAGGAAATAAAACATAGGGTTATTAACTTATTTCCCCAATATAGATATTTCACGATTTCAAAAACAACCAGTTTTTTCTGGTCGTTTTTAGCAGACAATCAAAATCAAAAACAACCAGTTTTTTCTGGCTGTTTTTGATAAATTTTTGATAGCGTTACAACTGATTTTGTCTATACCTTTGTACTCTAAGTCGAGTCATTTCACGCTTATGTTCTATAGCGCAAGCTTCACATCTATGCACTTTATTATCTTTCACATTGGTAGTAAACCATTCACCGCAATCAACACACTGAACATCTTTGGTATGCAATTTTAGATTTCCACTTAAATTCTCGTAGATATAATCACCATAACATAACCATAAAATCATTTTATGTTTGCTGTCTTTAACAACATATAAAAGCTTGACTAATATATCTGCAACTTCTGAATTGGAATATCCAAACTTAGATAATTCAGTTTGAATTTCTTCTACAATTCGTTTGTATCTTAATTCTTGTTTTAATTGAGAATTTTTAAGAACATCCGCAGAATAACATTTATCCACCTGTGAAGCATTATTAAGAGCAAACTTATATTTATTACTCAATTCATAATACTTAACAATTAATGGGTCTGTACTTTCTTTGATTAACTTACCTTTGTCTGTAAAATTCACAATACACTCTATATCTGGATTTCGCATAAGCAAAGTGTAATCTATAGGGTTAACTTCAAGTTTTCTAAAATTAATTCTTGGATTAGGAATTATATTTTCAAGCTTATTTACAAAGCTATTATTAACTGGAAATACTTGATGTTCTTCTTTGTCTTTAGCATATTTAAAGAAATGCGGTAAATTATTATTTGTGAACACACTAATTTGTGCATCAATATTTTTAGGTCGTGTTGGTTTATACAATGTCTTAGCATACTTAATTATACCCTCGGTTTCCCGATATTTATTAGGGGAATAGACTATATCATTACCCTATGTCAATTCATAGGCTTATTATTAAGGGATTTCTCCGTAGTTAGCACTTCGATTTGAGGGGTTTTCACCCAGCAAGTATTTCATCTTGCCCCTACTCCTGTTGCTGAATTTCACAGCCTATGGGATAGTCGTTAGACCTTCAATTATATATCAAATATAATTGCTTGGCACTGGATTGTCATATAACAATATAAAGTTACTTAGATTTTCCCTGTTAGCATAGTTTTTCATCGTCATTTCCTACGATTACAATAGCAAACTACACACCCTATATTTATAGG